AGAACCGCGTATGTAATAGACGGAAGTCTTGTTAATATTCCAGACTTGTTTCGCCGTGTTGGGACAAAAGATATATTTGATAACCTTACATATATGGAAACTTATGATGTTCAAGACGGACAAAGACCAGAACATATTTCTTATGATGTGTATGATACTGTAGATTATTATTGGGTTATATTACTTTGTAATCAAATCATAGACCCATATCACGACTGGCCCAAATCAAACATTGATTTAAATAATTTTGCAAAACAAAGATACGGTGAACTTAATTTACAAAAGACACACCATTATGTTGATGGCACAAATGAGAATATTAGAGTTGACTACGACCAAACAAAGTTCAATACTGGTGCTATTAAAGCAGTAAGCAATATTGAACACGAAGAAAAGGTTAATGAAGAAAAGAGAAGAATTAAATTACCAAGACAGGAATTTGTTGGTGAGATAGCAGGGCAATTTAAAAGATTGATAAAAGGACGATAATATATCATGGATAACTCAGTACCATCGCCAGGCTCCATAACCATAGACGCGATAGACCTCTTAACATCCCCAGAAGCGGGAAATCAGACTATTGACATAAGAAATTATGTCGGTGATATTGTTATTAAAGAAAGTATATTTACTAACTATTTTACTATGGAAATGTCTATAGGTGATAGTAGGAATCTATTGGGTAATCTGCCTATCATTGGTGGGGAGATTGTAACAGTAAAGTTTGTATCTAGACACTTAAATGACTCTAATCCATCACAATGTATAGAACAGTCATTCGTTATTCACTCTATTTCTGAGAGAAAGTTTAAAGATGATAGGGAACAATTTTATGTATTGCGGTGCATAACACCAGAAGGGTATAAAAATAATACGGTTGTTATAAGCGAAAGATTTACTGGTTCACCAAAAGAAATATTTTCCGACATATATTCAAGATTTTTAAAAGAACCACAAGTAATGAGCGCTAAGGGTGGAACGAAAGATGGGCCAGGCCTTGACTTCATGGATGTTGCTGGTAGTCAAGGATTTAAAAAAGAGAACATATGTTTTATCTCTAACTACTGGACTCCATATAAATGTATGAACTTTCTCGCAAATAAATGTGCTCCAGCAGCAGCTGGGGGTAAAGAGTTGATGCCCAATGTTAGATATTTTCAGTCTGACAAAGGACATTATGTAGTTAGTCTTTCTAAAATGGCTGCCTATTATAAAGAACAACAAGCAATATATGACGAATTCTTTTATATCCCCACAGGTAGTGACGCATTTCAATTAGACGAAAAAAGAACTGCTAGGGGTGGTTATAAGTATCTTAGTCCTTTTCTTTCAAAGAAACAAAACACAATGTCTGGTTTAAACATTCCTTATTTTACAAATGATTTAGATGACCAACTTTCTGGATATCAAGGAAACATGACAGTAGGGTTTGATATGACCACGCGGATGCCTTATCACATGGAGTTTGATTATACGCCACTCCAAAAAGGCAGGGCGGAACAAAACAAAAGAACTTTGCCCGCTGGTTATGAAGATTTTTATCATGTAGAGAATAATACTCCAATAAGACAAGTACCATTGACCAATCCAAGGTCTGCATTGAATGTGCAAATAGGTTCTTCACAAATGTGGACTGACCAAAATTTTGGTTATGATTGGAGGTTTCTATTGGATACTGCTTACAGAGATACAGCAATAGCAGAGTTAAAAAGATTACAAATTGATTTTGAAGTGCCAGGCCGAACTGATATCGACTTAGGTATGTTGGTATATTTAAACTTTCCAAACACTTCTGAAAAAGGTAGTGACCCCAGACCAGACGAGTTGTTTGATGAAAGAATATCTGGAATTTATAGTATTACTGGTATTAGACATCATATATCAACAGCAGCTAATAGTCATAATATGAAGTTAGAAGTGGTGAGAGATAGTGTAGGAGATATGTCATGATGACTAGATACCCCAACTTTGCTTGGTGGCAAGGAGTTGTAGAAGATAGGAATGACCCAGAACAGTTCGGACGATATCGCGTCCGTATAATAGGTTATCATACACTTGATAAAAATGTGTTGCCAACCGAATCTCTGCCTTGGTCTATTCCTATGCAACCAGTTACTTCAGCTGCTATATCGGGTGTTGGTTCATCACCTACTGGATTAGTAGAAGGTTCAACCGTAATAGGATTCTTTGTCGATGGTGAAGATGGACAGATACCAGTTATCATGGGTTCTTTTGGTGTAGAAGACAATGTACCGACAATCGATGATGACGATACACCAGAATCACCAGAATCTTTGGCAGAAAGAGGATTCTATGACCCCACAGGTACTTATCCACGCAGAAAAGAATTAAAGATATCAGAAGACGAAGGACTACTGGATAAAGTCAAAGGAATGGTTAGTGATGGACTTGGTGGCGTATTAGACGCGGAAGGTAATAAACTTACTGGTCTCGCGGAAGGTGTTGATGAAGTTGATGTAGGTAAGAATGTTCTTGGAGAAGCATCATCCTCTAGACTTGCTAGGGGTGATATGTCAGAAAATCACTATTCGTTAAAGGGAAAAAGAGAAACGAGAATAGGAGCTGGCGAAGATGACAATGGGATACCGCGAGGATTTGCAAGTAAAATATCTGGATGGAATAACAAAGAACTTCCATACGAACATGATAATGATGGTGAAGAGGTTCCAGTATCGCCAGGCATATACGAACCAACTTATTGGGAAGAACCGCACCCACAAGGTTCCGAAATTTCTAAATCCAAGTATCCTTATAACCATGTAAGGGAAACAGAAAGTGGACATGTTTTTGAGGTTGATGACACACCAGACGCGGAAAGAATACACGAATATCATACCGCTGGAACATTTAGAGAGATTCAACCAGACGGAACCAAGGTAGAAAAAATAGTCGGTGATGATTATGTCATTGATTTAACTAACAGATACATGTATGTCAAAGGCAACTTTGACCTTATGGTTGATGGCGATTACAATGTTAATGTCAAGGGAAACAAATATGAACATGTGAGTGGACACTCATACAATACTGTAATGGGTAATAGATTAAACAAGATACAAGGACACGAGTTAGTTGATACGGAAAGTACATTTTCTATACACACAGTCGGAAACTATAATGTTCAAGTTGGGTCTACTGACAAAAAGAAATCATCACTTAGTAATTACAAATTAAGGGTAACTGGAGATACTAATACTACTCACCAAGGCCCACATCGTAACTTCAATAGAGGTGGTTTGGAAAGTGTTACAACTGGAGATGCTAACTTTAATGTTATGCCTAGATTTGGTATTGACACAAAATCAGTAATGCAAACTATAAAAGATGGTGCTTCGGCAGCGCCTCCTAAAATTGTAAAAGGTGGTTCATTTAAAGTTAGTGCATTTAGGAACATTGACCTTGCAGCTCAACCCACAGATGTACCCAAAATTCCAAAGTTTGGAAGTAGTATTAATATTCTGTCTGATAGAGTTAATACAACTGCTAGAGTTGATATGGTAGAAAGAATTGGTCAAGTTGGAACTTTTCATGCTAGTGTAGAGTCACAAATTATACCACAAGTGCCTGGCAGAAAATCTACATTCGCAGTCGGGCCACTTGGTGGAATCTATAATGTATTTTCCATGGCACCTATTATATTGCCAGGCGCTGTAGGTTATTTGGTTCCAGCATCTATTAGTGATGATATTATCGGGCCAGGTTCGATACTTAGAAATATTAATAATGTTGCGCCTTACCCAGCTGCAGTTGGTACTATAACTGATAACATTCTAGGTGGTGGTGCAATAAACAGAACTATTATTGGTGCTGGTGCTATTACTGACCTCGCAACCCTTGGTGCTGCTACTTACACCGCTGGTGTTGGAGCTGCTAGTCTTATTGCTCTCGCTGGAACTGCTAATGTTACTTCTCTTGCTGGAGCTGCTACTATTTCTTCAACTGCTCTAGTTACCGTTACTGGTGCTACTGCATTGGTTACTAGTGCTGCTACTGCTATTACTGGTACTGGTGGTGTTGTCGTTACTGGTGCTACAATCAGTCTGAACTAAAGGATACGAGATGAGTTGTAAAGGAATAGGAAAAGCATTTGGTGACATCGCGGATACCATTGATAATGCTAGCAAAGTACTAAGTGAAGGAATAGACGAGTTTGCAGATGGACTTGCCAATGATATAGGAGTCGCGTTAAACAAGATAAAATTTATCCAAGACTTTAAAGAACTTGAGGAGAAGTTTAAAGAGGAATTTGGTGACCTACAAGGATTAATAGAGTCTTTAAAAGAGGGTATACCATTCGCGGATGAACTTGGTGATTTGATAGCATTGGCTGCACAAGTGGAAAGGTTTGCTGCTAAAGCTAAAGAGTTGGAAGACAAATATGGTGATAAAAACAATACCATAAATGAAATCCTAAGAGACCCCGCTGGATTCTTTGATAGTTTGGGGGGTGACTTAGAATCTCTATGTGAAGCGATGCCTAATTTTGAAAAGGCAAAAGACGGTAAGATTAAAGTAACTTCTGCGAAGTTCAGTCAAGATGCTGGACAAGTGGACTTAGAAGAAATTGGAAATGAGGGGTTTTCGCCCACGATAAAAAGGTTGAAGGATTTTCTCAAGAATTTAAGATTGGAAGTTGTACCAAAAGAATCAACAGTAGATAAAGACACAAAGAATCAATTTGGGTAACATAAAGTATTATAAATAGTCACATGCTTAAACGACCTACTACAATATATAAAGATTTTGATTTGAGTTTTACAAAAAACCCAAATACAAAGGATATTGCTCGAAGGGTAGATGTTCAAGCGGTTAAACAATCGTTAAGGTCATTATTGTTAACTCAATACTATGAAAAACCATTTAAACCGCAATATGGTTCTCCAATAAGAGGACTGTTATTTGAACCAGTTGATATGGCTACTGGTACAAGTCTTGCGACAGAAATAAAAAGGGCGATTGTAAACTATGAACCAAGAGTTGTAGTAGAAGATGTAGAGGTTTACCCAGACCAGAATGAAAATGCATTTAGTTGTAAAATATTTTTTTACACTAGAGGAATTAGAGAGATGCAAGAACTAGGATTAGTATTGGAGAGGTTAAGATAATGCCAGCTGTAGGAATAACAGGAAATGTTGCTGGTGGAGCCGTAACAGGATTGACAACTACCGTGAGAATAAATGGAACATCGGTTATATGTATAGGTTCAGTAGTTGCTTCTCATGGGTCATCACCACATGCTGCCGCTACAATGGCAACAGGTAATACTGGGCTTGTTACTATGAACGGTCTTGTTCCATGCGTGACAGGTAATACGGCTACTTGTGGTCACGCTCTCGCAGCCACTACTACAGTAACGATAGGATAAAACAAATGGCAGTCAAAAATGTAACAGAACTAGATTTCGATACGATAAAAACGAATCTAAAGACACACTTAAAAAATCAAACAGAGTTTGCAGACTTTGATTTTGAAGCATCTGGTATCTCGCAACTTGTAGATTTACTCGCGTATAACACTCACTATAATGCCGTTCTTGCACATATGGTATCTAATGAAGCATTTATTGATTCTGCTGTCAAAAGGAATTCAGTTGTATCCATTGCGAAGACGATGGGATACACACCAAGGTCTGCTCGTTCCGCGAAAGGTGTTATTAACCTTACGATAACACCAGACCCATCTTATACATCAACGAATCTTACTTTAACAAAAGACAAAGTATTTACATCCAATGTAAACGGAAGAAATTTTAGTTTCTTGCCAGACAAAGATTATACCGTAGCTAAAACAATTGTTAATGGTGTTTCTGCTTTTAGATTCACTAATATAACTTTAGTAGAAGGCACAAGAGTTAACACCTCAGAGGTGATTAGCACTACGAATAGGTCTGGGCCAATAATATTACCCAACGACAATGTTGACACTACTACACTAACAGTAAAAGTGCAGACCTCTAATACTAATTTAAATGCTACGCCATTCGCATTTTCGGAACAAATTACTGGAGTCACAGCTACATCTTCAATATATTACTTAGAGGAAAGAACAGATGGATATTATCAAGTTGTTTTTGGTGACGGTGTTCTTGGTAAACAATTAGATGTAGGAAATATTGTTATATGTGAATACATTCTTGGAAATGCTACACAGGGAAATGGTGCTAGAAAATTCTCCCCACCATCAAACATTACTGGGTCATCTGAAAATATTACAGGTACAACTGTTTCTGCAGCCACAGGTGGATTTGAGTTAGAAAATATCAACAGTATTCGTTTCAATGCACCGCGATTTAATTCTGCAAAAGGTAGAGTTGTGACATCTACTGACTACGAAACAGCAATTAAACAATCAAACCCAAATATTAAATCCGTTACTGTGTGGGGTGGAGAGGATAATTCTCCTCCTGTTTATGGTAAAGTTTATATATCACTACAACCCCAAAGTGGATTTGTTATAACCGACACGGAAAAAAATGATATTGCCAACAATGTTATCAAACCCAAACTTCCAGTATCGTTGGTTACAGAATTTGTTGATGCAGAAACTTTATTCATAGGTTTCAACATTGCTGTAACTTATGACCCGAAACTAACTACGGAAAGTTCAGACGCTATTAAGACAAAGATATTAGACCAGATAACAACTCACTTTAATAGTAATGTTAACGAATTAAAGAAAAACTTTTTCTTCTCGAAACTGAGTAAAGAATTAGACCAGACAAGTGATTCTATTTTGGCAAACAATATAGAAATGAGGTTAATGAAAAAATTAACACCTACTCTTGGTACTGCAACAAGATATCAATTGAAGTACAATAACAAACTATTAGCTAGTTCTGTTAGAACGAATTATTTTACTGTAAATATAAACGGTTCTCAAGACGAAGTTTATATTACAGATAAACCAGATGAGACATTTACTGCCTCACAACAATACAATGGTCAGAGATTTAACCTTGCGAAAGGTGACCTTATTTTAAAAACAAAGGCAACAAACACAATTATAGGGGGAACTGTAGGAACTATCGACTATGATACAGGGTCATTGGATATAACATCTTTACAAATAGATGCTATTAGTGGGACAGGAAATACGGATGTTAGGGTTTACATAACACCACACGAAAGTGCAAAAAATATTTCTACAGACGATTTAATTCGTGCAACCGAAGAACAAAGTTATGCTGTTACCGCTTTACCAGCAAGAAACATAATCCTATCCCTTGATGATTCTCAGATAGACACAACCAACAATGTTAAACAAGGTGTTGCTGTTACTATGATATCAAGGGTAAAGGATGACTAATCGAATACCATCATATTTAGAGTATCTTAAAACCGTTGCCATAACCACGGCTGGTTCTGGATATACCTCACCTGTTACTCTTTTAATAGATGCACCTACTGGTGATAATCCTATACAAGCAACCGCAACTGCTACTATTGATTTTGCTGGTTCTGGTGATATAACCGCGATTACTATTACTGAAGGCGGTGATGGATATTCTCTAACACCTTCAATAAAAGTGGCTGGTGGTGCTACAACTGTTACTAGTACTACTACAAACACAGGCCTTGACGCTGGAACATATACTGGTGTCTCACCTACTTCTACAAGCGGAGTTGGAGAATTTGGTACATTTAATATTGTTATCGATGGCAATGGTGATGTAACTTCTATAACACCAGTTGCCAATGGTAGTAATTATGTACAAGATGATACTATTTCATTTCTTCCCACCGCACTTGGTGGTGTCGGTTCAGAGTTAACTGTAACTGGTACAATTACTCATATTAATGGTGGACAGGGTGGAACACTAACAGCAGAGATTGATATCATTGCGAAAGCAGATGTATATTCTCAACCAACGATTTCAAAATTAGTTGGTCACCAATTACCAGAATTTATTAGAGATGACCACCCTCTCTTTCAAACATTCATTGAAAAGTATTTTGAGTTTATGGAACTCACTAATACAACCGATGCTTCTAAACATGGCCCACTCAAAGTATTGCAAGATTTTCTTGCTAAACTGGATGTTGATTTTAACGATGATGGAAGTATTAATACAGATGATAACTTCCTCAAAGAATTTTATAAGGACTATGTAAAGGATTTACCTTTAGGTCAGACTGCTAAATTAAGTCTTGTTCTAAAAAATATCAATGACTTTTATACTGCTAAGGGTAGTGCAGAAGCAATCAAACTTTTGTTCAGAATACTTTATAATGAAGAAGTACAACTATTCAATGCACAGGAATTCGTACTTAGACCATCTTCAAGTAGATGGCAACAAGATTATGTTGTTAAAGTTTACGAAAGAAAAACTTATATCAACACAACTTCAGAGGACTATGACCCAGCAGATTTTGTCGGTCAACAAGTAGACCTACATTATTATCAATCAGTCGGGTCAGTTACGAACTCTTACACAAAAAGAGCAAGTGTTCAGTCAGTTAAGAAAATTGCTTACACCAATCCTCAAGCATATGAACTTGTACTATCTGGAATAGACAACACTTTTAGTTTGCCAGGCCCAGGCGCTGGTAGTCTTTCAAGTGATGAAATGCTTCAACCAGAAGTAGCAGGAGATATAGGTACAATTACAGGAACAGACGGAGGCGGTGCTTATAACACACCAGACCCCTCAGTAGTTGATGGCACATATAGTATTACTGATTCAGATTTTACTTCTTATATTGATATTGATTATGGTAATTCTGTATCAATAACCAAAGGAACATATGTAAAAGCAAACAACAAAATATACCTTGCTATTAATACAGGTCTTACAAATGGAACTGGTATTGGCCCAAACCATGAGTCGGGTGACGCGACAGACGGTAATGTCAAGTTTAGATTTATTGAAATAACTAGTGCTTCTGGACACTATTCTAGTGGGAGTTCTGGTGCAACATTTACAGTAGTTATCGCTGGTAACGCGGTATCTAGTGTTACGATGACAGATAATGGTACTGATTATTATCCAAATGAAATAATAGAAATTCCTGCTACCGAGTTTGGTGGAACAGGAACAGGGGTTAAAATAAAAGTTGCCACCATTACAAATGGTAAAATTAAAAAGGCACTTATCATTGATGGTGGTACTGGATACGCTGCTAACCCACAGGTTGTTGTAACTAAAAATGCTGCTGATACAATTACTACAGAAGCGTTATTAGAAACTAGAACCACAAACGGTGTGGTAGACCAAATTCTATTTACAAATAACCAAATGGGAGATGGGTATAATAATTTACCAGACCTTAGAATATCAACTGGATTAACTCTTACCTTTGTTAGTTTAGCAGGAGAAGTATTCCCAGACACCACTAGTGGGGATGTTTATAGTGCCATGAAGGGCATGGTAACTAGGGTGTTGAATTCTGTTAAATTCAATTCAATAAAGGATGGGTCAAGTACAACTGCTGGTGGATTTAAAATTGGTGATTCTTATGTTATTAATGAAACTGGTGGAGTTCTTGGTGTTTACGCGACAGATTATTTCTTAGAGGATTATACATTAACTGGTGTATCTAACAATGCTTATGTGAGGGTTACTTCACTAGATGCAGTTGGATATCCTGCTACATTTGAAGTTCTCGCGGTAGGACAAGGATTTAATCGACAAGACTTCCAGATAGAATTAGAATCTCCTACAGGTGAGATTGCTTTAGTTGATTTCACTACAGGATATAATGCTGTATTGGGTGGTGTAGCTGGTGACGCTGGTGGGTTCTTATCGGATGCAAACAAACTATTTGATAATTTAGTATATCAACCATTCGCTTACCAAATACAATCAGAATTACAAGCATCTGAGTGGAAAGAATATGTCAAGAGGTCTGCTCACCCAGCTGGTTTTGCGTTATATGGTGATTTGCAGATTAAACAAGATATCGATTTCTCTGCTGGATTTACGGTAGAGACAGATGTTTACATGTTCTTTGTATATCCAGACATTGAAGAAATTCTGGTCGAGGACACAGTTGTTAAAGATATCACAATTACAGAAGCAGGCCCTGACTCAATTTTCCCAGGCGATGCCATCAATACATTTGATGTCACAACTGCTCCATCCGATAGTGTTGGAATTCAATCCGAAGAAGGCCCATATACATTTGTTGGTACATCGGTAAGAGTTTACTACGCGACTTCAGATGGAACTGAAACTGGTGACCCATACTTTGTACAACATGGTACTGCATCGGATGACTATGTTGAGAGATTTGGTATTGGTGACTACTTCTTAAATGATGGTGGCCCGTATGTAGAACTTGGTAATCCACAGAAACTAGTAGAGTTGAACTTTAATTCTACGGATACTGGTGAATATGCATTGGATTACTTTGCTAATGATTCTGGTAGATATACAGTTCTCATTGCAGATGATGCCGAAAGAAGTACAGAATTCTTCTTTGCTAATGATGTCTTGACAAATCTTGCAGTCGAAACATCATTCACAGATACCGCTGAAATGAGTGAGTCTGTACTGATATCATTCGTATTCTTCAGAGAACCTAGTGATACATTCGATACTGCTGATAGTGTTGTTGTAGAAGCACAACCAAGACCTACTGACACATTTGACATCGCTGACGCGGTGAACAAGTTTGATATCGGAGTCAACCCAACAGATACACTAAATGCTGATGAGTCAACAGTATTTGATGTAACTGCTGCTAGAGCTGATACATTTACAAGTGATGATACTATATCAATAGAACCACAATTGATTGGTACTGACACTAGTGCGATGCAAGACTCAACATCTTTAGAACACGGTGGTGTATATACAGATACATTTAACATCGCTGATGCGGTGACCAAGTTTGATATCGGTGTAAATCCATCTGATACAGGCGCTACTGCTGACAGTATAAATAACTTTGATATCACAACTGCGCCGACAGATACTTCAAATACTGCTGATTCGCTTACCAGTTTAAACATAGAAATCGACTTAACAGGTTCTTCTGTAGACGAAGATGTTGCTATGGGAGATAGTGGTAGTCTTATATCACAGTCATATACAGTCGATTTAACTTATTTTGCCGAAGATTATGTCGCTGATACTGTAGTGAATTTTTAAAAACTAATTTTAATTCTTATAAATAAGGAATAACAAGGCAATAACTAATTTTAGAGGAGATAACAATGTTGCAAAAAAATGCCTTAGACGCCAAAGGTCGATTGACCGTTGAGCTGTTTGATGAGTTTGGGAACTTAAAAGAAACCCAAGAAATAAAAAATGTCGTTGTAAACAACGGTCTTAACTATATCGCATCTCGTATGAAAGATGCTTCCGCTACTGCAATGTCACATATGGCAATCGGTTCAGATAATACTGCTGCCGCTGCTGGTAATACTGCATTAGGTACAGAACTTGGTAGAGTCGCTTTAACTTCTACTACTGTTACTTCAAATTCAGTTGCTTATGTGGGGGACTTCCCCGCTGGTACTGGTACTGGAGCAGTAGTTGAGGCAGCTATTTTAAATGCTAGTTCGGGTGGAACACTACTTTGTAGGACTGTATTCAGCGTGGTGAACAAAGCCGCTGCTGATACACTAAAGATCACTTGGACGGTTACTGTATCTGACTCCTAAGAGTTAAACTAAGGAGTTAGTACATGGCCATTCTGTTATTAGAACAGGCAAGGTTTCATCAGGCGAGGTCTTTCTATAGAGACATCTATA